CTTGAAGTGGAGAAGATCTCGAGGTGAGAAGTCGCCGGCGGCGGTGAAGTCGTCGCCTCCGTAACGGTAAGCGATTTTACCGTCCATCGTTTTCATCGTCGGATTAGTTCCATACAGTGGCCACAGTTCGGCAGGTTTGCCGTTCTTGTAGACGATCCGGATGTAGGCGTTGCCAGTTATGTCCTGGCGCATTTGTTTCCAGCGCAGGAGCTGTCCGCCAGTCATGAGGTCGTTAGGCGTATCGAAGAGGAGTTGAGCGACGGGATGATCGGGGAGTGATGTGCGTTGACGTCCATCGCGTTGGAATACACCACCGGGAAGAGCTGAGAACGTTTCGGCGCGAACTTCAACACAAGCAGCGACGGCGACGGAGGCGAGTGCTGTTTCAGGTGTGACTCGTACACCAGAGGCGGAGACGTTTCCGCCATAGAAGAACGCTTGGGCCAGTGCGTCAGATCCGTCGTTGGCGCGATCCTCACGTCGACTCCGAAGAGTGGCGAGTGGGTTCAAGTTCATACGAGCAAGTCCATCCCTAGAAGTTGGCGACGTGTCATCCTCAAGTCTCCGATCCGTGTCACGCTCACAACATTAGGTCCAGCGAGTAGATCCCACCGGTGGAGGCGAATGATGGACCACCGAGTGACCACTCGGACTCGGCGATGTGAGCTGCCATCGCGAGCGCGACGGCGGCGTCGATGTGGTCGTTCTTTGTTACTTTGGTCAGGCGCCAGCCAGACGGTGGGATCTCTTTCGCTCCGGCGTTGAGAATGTGGCGAGTGAGTTGTTGATCTCCTCCGTGTCTGATCCTGCCCATCTGGATCAGGTCGTAGAGGTTCATCGACGCGGGGATCATGCGGTTCGCGTGCTGTGGGAAGTCCTCGACCGGGAGTCCCTCGCGAGCGAGTTCATCCATCACGGCGAAGAGGTGCGCAGGATCGACGACGATTCGGCTCACGTTGTAGTCGTGATGTAGTGCGCGGAGTAGGTGCTTGAGTTCGTCGAAGTCCAGGAGGCCAGCCTCTGGATCTGCCTCGAAGTGCCACGCCTTCACATTGTGGATTCCGTTCTCGTCGCGTTGATCGAGCACGACGGCGGTTTTGTCGCGGCGTGGAGCTGCGTCGACTCCGATGATGGACGGAAGTGTTGGGTCAATGAGTGGCAGATCACCGCAGGCGTCCCACGCCCGGGGATTGAATGCTCTTGCGTTGTCGCCGACTGTTGGCATGAGATTCAGGTGGAGGCGTTGGAACACGGGGAGCGGGAGTGCGCGGTATTGAGATTTCAACATGTCCATCGTGATCCACGAGGCGGGGTTCGCTTTGCGCCAGACTTTCGGATCATGTGGATCATCTTCTGGAGTTGCGCCCTGCCAGTAGATAAACGTATCAGGATCCTTTCCCCATAGTTCTTTGAGTTGGTCAAGTGATCCACCTGGACGAGCTGCCTCCGTTGTGATCGCAACGAAGAGACCCTCCTGACGGCCGATCATGCCGGTCACCATTGACTCGACCATCTCGAGATTCTTCATCACGTGGACCTCATCGCCGGAGGCGAATGACGCGTGGAACCCTTGAGAGGTGTCAGCGTCGAATGGGAGCGATCGGAAGATACATCCTGTTTCTGTGACTTCGATGACGTTTCGGTACACCTTGCACGCGGATCGCAGAAGTGGATCGGCGTTGATCATCCTCTTCGCTGTGTCGAAGATGATGGCCGCCTGCTGTTTCGTTGTCGCGAACGCGTATTGCTCACCACCGAACACGGGTTCGCCGAACATGTGATACAGGTGCAGAAGTGCGGTGATCTCTGACTTGCCATTCCAGCGCGGGATCCCGAAGAGTGCTCGCTTGTATTTGCGGCGTCCTTGACGATTGAGTGTTCCATACACCGGGAGGATCATGTTCTCCCATTGGAACGGCTCAAGGTGGAACGGCGATCCTGCCCAACGATCCTTCATGTGGCGGACGTGAAGTTCTCCGAACCGTTTCACACGTTCGGCGCGTGTTGTGCCCTTGATTGAATACTTCTTCGGCGGCATTACTTGGACCCCTCGATCGACGAGTTGATGGATGAGAGGAGACTCATTCCGGTAATCTCCATCAGGCCGAGACGGATCCGTGCTGCAGGAGTGAGTCCAAGGCTGTCGGCATAGCGGAGCATGGTGGCGGCGGCGTCCTTCTGGACTCTGAGAAGTGGATTTGGCATTGGACCATTCTGTCCTTTGACGAGGACTCCGACTTGGTTGATGTTGGCGGACGCTTGTGCGTGAATGTAGACGGCCTCACAATACACCTCAACGCTGGAGACGAATGACTGTCTCATGTGGTTCGATCCACCCAGATCAGAGATGATCGCTCTCCAGAGATCGTGAACCTGTGCCGGAAGAGTTTCAGGTGGTGGGAATTGTTCGACGATCGTCGGAGAGCTGGACACGAGAACCAGTGATGAGCTGCTCTTCTTTGCCTCTCCTGGTTTCGGACGGTTCCCTGTTGGTCGCTTTGCCCTGGTGGGATCAGGCTTTCGGCCTTTGGTCATGCGATCACGTTGAACCATTGTTCCGCGATAGTTCGCGCAAGTGCCTCCATCATGCGGGGAGGAACACTCATTCGGATCATGTATTTCCCGATCGTTTCGCTCTTGGCCTGGTAGTCGTCCGGGAATGATCCGAGGCGCTTGACTTCGCGGAACGATAAGGCGCGGCACTCGTCCCAATGTTTCAACCCATCTCCGGCGGTGATCGTTGGCGCAGGTGTTTCGTCATTGAGTTTCACGCTGTTCCAATAAGCATTCTTCAGATCGAGTTCCATCGCTGTCGTCGAATAGTTCCGTCCCTTTGCGGTGAGGTGCCAATACCGCAGATCGAGTCCTGACGGTCGTGTGTGAGTGATCTCTGCAGGAGTCAGATCTTGAAGATCAGCGCAAGCCTCGCCGACAGTGATCCATCTGTGCGATGGAGTGAAGTTCAATTTCGGAACATCAAGATCGGATCGGCTAGCTACGAAGAACACACGCTCGCGGCGCTGTGGAACTCCGCAGTCTGCCGAGTTCACCAAGAAGAGTTGAGCGTTGTAGCCGAGCTGCTTGAGACGTTTCAGGATCGCGGTGCAATACCCTCGCGCATTACCAGCGAGCATTCCCTTCACATTCTCCGCGATGATCACTTTAGGATTCAAGCGTTCAGCAACATCCAAGAAGTCGAAGAAGAGATCATCGAGAACCTGGACGGCCTGTCCCTCGCGGAAGTGTTTCTCCTTGCCCCAAGCTTTCTCCCGAGATCCAGCCATCGAGAACGTGGAGCACGGTGGAGATCCATCTAGAACATCAAGATCGAAGAGTTCATCGGGGAGATCCATTGTTGTCAGATCTTTCACAGGAGCCTCGATGAAGAGTTTGGGATTCAAGTTCCGTTCGTAATGCCAGCGCATCTCCGGGTCAATGTCATTCGCGCCGATCACTTCGTATCCGGCGAGCTTGTAACCCATCGAAGAGCCACCACCGCAGGCGAACGTCGAGAACACTTTCAAGCCATTCGATGGAACCTGTGGAAGATCGGAGAGATTCCACTTGATCGGATCATCGCTCATTGAACTCGAACTCACAGGCCGGGCATTGGTGCTCGAAGTTGAACTCATCGACGTCGATCTCGCGGGTCGGATTCTGTTGGGCCTCTGGAGATCCGGATAGGTCGAAGCCCAGAACGGCAGGAGCGAACCCCTCAGTCTCAAGTCTTTCGAGTTGAGCGGACAGGAGTGGAGTGTTCCATCGTGCGAGTTCTGCGGTCCTGTTGTCAGCGATCGCGAACGCGCGGCGCTGCTCTGGCGTCCAATCGCCCGGGATGGTGACGACACGGATCTCCGTCCAGTTCAGGAGAAGAGCTGCCTCGAGTGTTCCGTTCCCTGCGAGAACTATCTTCTCCGGAGTGACGACGATCGGCTTGCGTTGGCCGAAGTGATCGAGAGATTCGGCGATGAGTTTGATGTTCCGGGTGGAGTGGGATCTGGCGTTGTCTGGATCCGGGATGAGTGTGTCGATCTTTACTGTGGAGAGTTTCATTCGGCGATCTCGATCTCTTTGGTGTTCCAGGTGTGGCCACATCGTGGGCAGGTGGCGAGATGGACGGAATCGGACTTGGATCCTGGAAGTGTTTGATCCTCATCAACGTCTCGCAGTGGCACATCGGGGAACCCTAATTCTTTGAGATCCCAACCTGCCTCATCCAGGTCGATGAGTTGAGAGACGAGGACTTCGGAGTTCCATTCAGCGAGCTCGGCCGTCCTGTTGTCTGCGATCGCGTAGGCCATCGCTTGAGAGCTGGACCAGTCGGACGGAGTTCGGACGATCTTGATCGTGGACCATCCAAGATTCCGAGCTGCCTCGACCGTTCCGTTGCCAGCGAGAACGATGTTCTCCGAAGTCACGACGATCGGCTTGATCTGACCGAACCGGCGCAGCGATGAAGTGATGGCGATGATGTTCTCGTCGTCGTGGAGCCGAGCATTCGCCGGATCGAGTTGAAGTTCGGAGATCTTGATCGTCTCCGCTTTCAGATCAGTCGTCATTCTTTGCTCTCCTATTTCGGCGATCATCTTCGGCCTGTGCGAACGTTCGTCCTGCGAGTTTCTTCTTGAAGTGTGAGATGTTGTTCTGTGGAACTCCGATCCTAGTCGTGGGAAGAGTGACCGCCCACAGATCGCTCGGATCCTGGTTCGAGTATCCAGCCAATTCCATCGTGATCTCATCGGGGAATACGTCGGCGTGACGTTCGCGATCCTTGTCGACGAGGTGGTCCTCCTTACCTCCCATCGAGAAGATCCAACGGAAGTTCTCCGGAGCGTGATCTTCAGCGATGAGGCGGAACCTGGTCACCTCTTTCGTGTAGGCGTAGAAGAGCACATCAGGAGTCCGGCGAGCTATGTCGATCCAGGCGAGGAGATACTCATCGGAGAAGAAGTCTCCTCCGTCGTGGATCCTGACGGCCTGACCGCCAGCGAGTGCCCAATCACGGATCCAAGGATCGACGGCGTCAAGATCCGGAGCTGCGTTGTGACGGGGAGATCCTGTTGGTCGGAACTTCTTCGCCTCGAGTTCTTTGGTCATTTCAATCTGCCAGCCGAGAAGATCATCAACGACTCGAGCCAAGTTGCGGCGGTGAGCTGCTTTGACGACCGGGAACCGGAACGTCCCATTCCGTGCGTAACACACAGAGGCGCAGGCGCCGGCGTTCGGGCAAGTTGAGATCGTTCGCCCATCATCGAGGCGATCAGCGAGCGCAGGGATGGTCCAAGTCCAGACACCGATCGGACGGAGTTCGGAATTGGTTGAGAGAAGTTTGCGGGGAGATGTGCTCATGGTCACCTTTCGATCTCCGGGAATTGTTGTTGGATGGCGTCGATGATCAAGTCACCAAGAGACAGGCACCTCCACGCGAGCTGTGGCCTCGCTTGAGTTCCTAATCGTTGGAACGCGAAGCCCAGAGCGCGAGCCTCGAGAAGTGCCCGGGCGACTTGATCATCGACACTTGCGGCGGTCATGCTCACGGCCCTAGCCGGAACAAGATCATCCACGGTTATGAGTTCAGCCTCTGATCGTCTGCGGCGTGACGCTCTCATCCGGCAGGCGGTGGAACTGTAGCTAGGCGCAGGACCGGACTTCCCTTTCCGGATCATGGTCTGGCCACATCCGCAAGCGCACATCGGCGACGAACTCATGGACCCAAGTCTGCCGAAGTTGATCCGGAACTCGTAACACCGACACGCGGGAACCGTAACTCGCGATTTCCAATTTAGGGAACACGCTCCCCCTTTAGGCAATGCAGGGTGAGGAGTTTCCGATCCAGTCTTTGCCCCCCCTACCCCCTGGACCTAGTCCCAGGCGTGTTTGAGCCATCCTTCGGCGGTGGCGTCTGCCGGATGTGTGGTGATCCAGGAGTGGCAGGGACGGCATAGGAGAGCGATGTTGTCGAGATCGGTAGTTGAGCCTCCTCTTGCGCGTGACTTGATCTCGTGGAGGTCTGTGGCGATGGCGGAGGTGCAGCGTTGGCAAGCTGTGGGAGTTGCGAGGAGTTGTTGGACGAGTGGGATCCGTTCGTCGCGGTAGTGCTTGGCCATCTTCTTCGATCGGTGTCTGATCCTGGTGGAGCGAGTGAGTGGTGTTCGTTTCATTCGTCAATGATGGGATCGGTGTCGCGTTCTGTGCGGGTGACGCTGTCCATGTAGTGGATGAGGATCGGATCTGTCTGTAGGCAGGAGCGACACTTGAGTCGTCCTTCGTGCCAGGTGTGTCCGCCTGCTACTCCGTCGAAGTATGACCGGGCGGGATCGACGTGATTCAGGCACCAGAACCGGACCGGGCATTGGTCGCAGATCTGGAGCGCGGTGGAGTTCCATTCGGGCAGATCGAAGAGTGGAGGCCACGCATTGGCGCAAGCTGGCTCATGATCTGTCACGGCTCAAGTCTAGGGACGGTGATGTGTAATGAGTGAGCACGCGGACCCTGGTGTTGGATCCGCGTGCTCTGTGTTGGAGTCAGGCGCGTTCTTGTTTTGCCCTGGATGGTGTGATCACTTCGAGAGCGATCAGGATCTCGAGGATCGTGGTGTCGAGTGCCTCTGCGAAGAGTGGGATCCAGTCGACGCCGGGAGTGGTCGTCAGGTTGAACCAGCGCCACAAGTTGCCTCGATTACATCCGACGGCGTCGGCGGCTTCTTGGAGTGAGTGGTAGTTCAGGATCGCCATTCGTTGGCGGAGATAGTTCATTCCTGTTTGTTGTTTCTTCATTGGTGGTTCCTCCTTGTTGGACCGACCGGGCGGTGTTGCCGGTCGGATTCTTTGGTGTGTTCGATCCAGGTGGATCGTGCCATTGAGATCGTGAGAGCTGTGAACCCGATGGAGAGCGGGATGAGCGTGATGGCCATGATCAGATCGGTCGCGGTCATTTGTCCTCCGTGCGGTCGATCTCGAGAGCTTTGCGGATTGAGTAGGCGATCATCTTGGGATCGAACATGAGCGAGGCGGGCGCCTCGTCGTATCTTTGGGCGAGTGCCTGGATCTGCTGCAGTTGTTCCGCTTGATCGGTGATGAGCTGGATGAGATCTGCCCATTGGTCAGGTTTGATCCTGTAGTCCGGTTCGGTGTTCCTGACGATGGTGAGATGTTGCTGTTCGGTCATGCTGTGCTCCTGATTCTGTAGAGCTGGCGCTCGACGGACTTGATCTTCATGTTGTACCTCTTGGCGATCTCTTCATTGGACCATCCGAGGCGAGTGAGTTCTTGGAGATCTTCGGGATGGATCTTGTACGCCCTGGACTCTTTGCGGAGGTGTTCGTGCTGTGGTCGTTCTGATGGATCGTCAATGTCGTCCCACGCCATAGGTGGGAGCCAGTTGAGTCGCTTGGCACGTTGGCGAGCGAGATCGGATCGTCCTGGTGTGTTCTGCAGTTGGCGGAAGAGTTGATCGACCTTCTTGTCCTTACTTGTGAAGATCGCACGAGATCCGGTGATGAGCGATTTGATGTTCGACGGATCGACGTGGAGGCGCTTTGCGATTTCAGTTTGTGTCCATCCGATGGCGATGAGTGCTTGAAGTTTGCGAGCTGCGATCAGTCCAGGGACTAGACGGGACGATGGTCGGACTTTCAGGATCGCCTCCTGTGTTTCGATTCGTACACGATCGGCGGGACGTGACCGGTCGATCTTCAAGATTCGAGCGACGACAGTGGTGGCCTCTCCTGCCTCTTCTGCGATCCGTTTGTATCCCATTCCGTGACTTCTCAAGAATTGGATGTGAAGTTCGGTTCGGGTTGAGTCGACGAGACGGGGATCTTCTGTTCCGTATTGGACGGCGAGTTGGTGTCTCGTCAACTCTGCGGCGTAGGTGGTGTTCGCCCTGGTGCATGAAGTGCAGCGACACCCTCCGACGTATTTGGAGCGCGTTCCGTGTTTCATGCTTTGCCTCGAAGTTCAAGGATCGACACGTATCCGAGAGCGATCGGGATGAGGATCGGATGGAAGATTCCAACGAGGAGAGCTGTGGGAAGTGACGCTCCTTTGGATCGTGCGTGTGGGATCACAAGTGTCATTCCGAGGAGATAACACATTGCGGCGAGGATCTGACAGATCGGATCGTTCGTCATTGGTGGTTCCTTTCAGTTGGTCCGAAGATCAGGGAAGAGATCTTCGGGATGGAGTGATCTGGCTCTTCAGGTGCGGGAGATCAGATCCGCACGACGCCTCACGGCGTTTCGCTTTGATTAGTCGATGAAGATCTTGTTATGGGTGTATGTGTACGGTGTGCCCTCTTCGTCGTCTGTGTTGTCCTGGACGGTGATGGTGTTTCCCTGACCGGACCAGAATGAGTGATCGGCCAAGAATTGACCGTCGGCGGATTCGTAGCTGCTGCCACGTCCGACGAGTTCATAGTTCTTCACCATCTCTCCGCGTGAGTTTTGACGGAGTTTGACTGTGACGTCGATGGTGCCGATGATTTCGCCGTCGAGATCTGTGATCTCGATCTTGTTGATGAATTGTGTGATCTTGATGGATTGAGTGCTCATTGTGTTCTCCTGGTGGTGTTGGTTGATTATTTGACGGGACGAAGTGATTGAAGTGTGAAGAAGTCACGGACGGCGGCGTCGATCTTCATTCCGCGTCCGGTGGCCATTTTCTCGATGGCGATGGCGTCGACGATCTCGTGAGTGAGTTGGACTTGAGAGATCTCTGAGAAGTCGTCGACGAGGTAACTCTCAAGGACCTCACGAGTGCGGGAGATCGTGTCGAGTGAGACGTAGACTCGTTCGATGTTGTTGGTGGCGGCGATCATGTTTCCGATTTGTTCGTCGATGGTGTTCATGTTGTTCTCCTTGTTGGTGTGTTGTTGGTTGATTAGTTTCCGAAGTGACAGGTCATGCACAGAGTTTCAACTTCGAGTGCAGTCTGTAGATGTTTGACTTCTTCTTCAGTCAATAAGTAGACACGACCGAGGCCGCCTCCGAGGTTCAGTGACTTCGCTGATGGACGGTTCTTCCGTAAACACGTGAACGTGTAGCCGGCGTGATCTTCGCAGTGCATAGATCCATCTTCATTCGCCCAGATCTTCGTCGCTGTTGTTGTTGTCATGTCGTTCTCCTTGGTGTCGGTGGTGAGTGGCTCACCTTGTTAGTTCAATGGTAGCCGATTTCCGTGGAGTTCGTACAGTAGCGAAACGCCGTGCAAATAAAGGACTTTTAGGAGGTGCGTTTCCTGGATGTTGCTTTCGTGGTCCGTTTTGGCGTTGCCTTCTTTGCGATCTTCTTCGATGAAGTTGATGAAGTTGTTGGACTCTTCTTTGCGATCTTCTTCGATGTAGCTGGAGATTCTTTCACAGTTACTCGCACGGATCGCGGCGATGATGTTGATGTGCTCGATGGAGTTGATGTTGTGATCGGTTGA